GTTCTATAAGGCCAGAAGTTATAGCCGCACTCAAGTCTTGCATGGTTGCAGTTGTGTCTATGCCTTTTTCTTCGTTCTCGTCGCGTGTTTCGCCTAGTGCACTTAAAGTACCATAGACTGTACCACCTATAGCAATAGTCGTACCTACAACGGGTGCAGAAGTAAGCGCAACACCAGCACCTATAGATGCCGCTGTACCAGCTAGTACCTGTGGGGCGGCTTCCGCTGATCCGTAGAGTAAAGATTTACCAGCATTTGCAAGATCGCCTTGGCGTAGGTTCTTAACAATGCCATCAGCACCTTCTGGACGCTGGTAGTTCGCTTCCGCAATCTCACGTTCATTGCGTTCAGCCATTTCCTTACCATAGTTCTCTACACTTTCTGATCCTGTCAGTTCACCAAGACCTTGGATACCCTGACCTATAAGTTTTCCTGCATTATCATAGCCAAATTTAGCCGCGCCACTAACTGAGGTGTCAACTTCAGCTGTCTTTTTGGTTTCAGCTTCCAATGCCTGACCAGCCGCAATCAATTCGTTTGCTGAAGCAATGTCGCCGCCAGCAATAGCTTTTCTTGCCGCTACTTTGTAATCTTCTACAGTATAATCAGCCATTAGTTACCTCTATTAGCTATCAAGCCAACTCTGGCTTTCTTTTGATATTGTTGTGTTTCTGGAAGTAGGTGCTCTATAGCCGTAAGACTGTTCAGACTGGTTTAGAACCTGTCCTCCATTTAGTCTGTTCTGTACGTTTCTCAACGCAACCATTCTCTCCTTAATCCAGTCCACCCAAATTTGTTCATCCTTAAAGTTGGTTGGTGCTGGTTCTAAGAATAAGTCCATCTCTTTGTTAGAAATGGCACCCTTTGTCTCTGCAACTCTGAGTAAGGCATCATCAACTTTAAGTCTGCTCAATAGTAAACGCCTTGCTGAGTCTGGGTTGCCTGTAAAGTCATCATAGAATGACTTAAATATACCACCAATACCAGTTAGGTTTCCGCCTTCAGCTTTACTTTTTGCTATTGCATCTAAACCAGACTGAAACGCATTCAGCTGTGTATTTACACTATTTAAAGTTTGTCTATCTTTGTCATCTGATTTACTGCTACCTTTAGCCTTCAAAGCCGCTATGCGTTCTTCAGCAAGTCTTGTGGCTTCTGCTTTGTTGAATGCGGCTGTCTCTGACGCTCTGTTTGCGTCTTGGATGTTACCAAACTCTTGTGTTGCGGCTCTTGCTGAACCAGCGAACCCTTGGTCTGAACCACCAATTATAGCACCACCGATACGCATAAGTGCTTCGTTTCTGTTGATCTTAGCATATGGCATCATAGAGCCACGGGCATTACCAGACACAATGCTACCTTTTCGATCATTGGAGGATGTAGTATCCAAAACAGCTTTAGGGTTCGGATTAGGCTTACCCTTGTCTGTAAGAACAGGGTTAGGGTCGTCATATGCGAATAGGTTTTCACCTGCTACCATGTCATTTACAGGGTCATACTGATTGTTCCCAAGTACAGCACTGTCTGTTGCACTAAGTTCATCAAGGGCTGGAGCAGGCATACCATAGTTTCCCCTACCACTACCTACAAGATCACGTTGTCCTCCTGAGAAATATTCTCTAGCTTTATTAAGTTCCACAGGATCAGCATTTGGGTTCTGTAGAGTACCTATAGCATCTTCTTCCCCATACTTACTTACAATTTCCGATAGTACAGGTTCTTTGAAGTTAGGTGATAAAGTTTTACGTGCGTTAAGCCTAGACTCTTCACTTGCATCTGGGTTTTGTAAGATACCAAATGCTTCGTCCTCAGTCATTAGGGCTGGAGAACTTTCGTTAAGGATGCCTTGATTACTGTTAGATGTCATAGGCATGTCTAAAGCATCAGCTCTCATGTTTGGTCTATATCCAACACCCATTGAGTCAGGTCGTTGATTTTGAGGTGTCATGTTGTCAGCATACTGCATTTCAACACTTTTTCGTGCATCTTCACCAAAATGTTTAGCCATGTCTGGGGATGCAAGCATGTCAGAGACATAACTACCATCTGATTTTACGTCACCAGTAATTGGGTTATATAAGACACCAACATCTTGTTTTATAGTATCATTATAGTAAGTGATCGGCTGGTATCCGTCTGGAGGCATAGGAGGCATATAGTTAGGATAGTTCTGCGATAGAACTGGTCGTCTTACTGCGCGTGACATTATATTCCTCCTTTATCTCATGTGTGGGTTGACTGTACGGCCTCTAAAGAAAGACCCTGTACCTTGTTGTGCTTGTGGAAAATACTCTTGCTGAAAACCAAAGCCAGCCATTCCACCACCAAGTGCGGCGGCATACGGATTATTCATGTTGGCTTTAAAATTATTATTGGTTTGAGGGGCCCTACCTAAGATGCCTGATTGGTAGCCTTTACGCTGATCCATCTCAAAGTCACGTTGGTCTTCGAAACGCTGTTTCTGGTCATTTAGCTGTGCCTGATCGAAGCCCTGTAATGCGTTACCAGCGTTCATGCCAAAGTTAGCACCTTGTCCAAGTGTGTTCAGACCTACACCATAAGCACTTTGGATGCTTTGGTTTGCTTGTCCAGCACCTTGTAGTGCAGAACCTTGGTCACGGAACTGTTGTGCCTGTTGGTTTAGACTACGATCTATAAGACTATTCTGTATGTTTGTAGCTACATCGGCACGTCTGTCGTCATATGCTCGGTTAGCTACTGCTTCTGCTATACCAGCACGACTAGAGTTCATGTTGCCAGAACCTGATGCCGCCATGTCTATGCCAGTCAAAGTGTTCTCTTGTAGGTTACGACGATCATCACGCATTGCGGCATCTACTAGAGAGCCTGAGTTTGCTGATGCGTAGTTCATAGCATTACTAAGTCGGTCTTGCTGTGCCGCATCTGCCATACCTTGATACTGTCCGTACAATGAGTTTGCATTGTTACCAAAGCCAGCAGTATTGCCCATCATGGCGTTACCACTGTTCATCATGTTAGTACCAAAGTTGCCCATAGTGTTTGCAGTGCCAGTTTGGAACTGGTTAGGTGCGGCTAGAGTGTCACCTTGGTAGGCTCCTGTGTTTAAGACACCATCAAGTGCGGCTTCTGAGCCTTTCAAGTTAGCATCCACGTATGGCTTGTATTGGTTGAACGAAGCCATGTTAGCCGCGTTTGCTCTATCTTGTGCTTTTGATTGCATCTTTGAGCCAAGTAAGCTGGCTCCAGCACCTATAATTGCGCCCCACATATAATATTCCTTTTGTTTATACAGCTACCCAAGCTGTGCCGTTGTAGACAACAAGTTTAGATACGCCTGATCCTAATGGTTCCCAAGGGTACACGGCATAACGCACCATGCCCTTTCTTGGGTTGGTAGGTTCTCTATCGGTAACTTGGGTACTTGCGTCTGCTAGTGATTTTATAGACGCTTCTATTTCTCTCAGTTCTTCCTGTAGGTAGTTAGGGAGAAACTCTGGAGTAAGTGTTGGTGCTGTGCGCCTGACATAAGCAGACACCAGCATATTAATTTTATCTGAGATAGCCATAAGTTACCTCCGACCTGTCACAGTGATCTCAACATCCATACCAGTAAAGTTGAAGTCCTTGTCAGCTGTAGTTTCCAGCTTATACGACAAGTATCTACCAGACATACGTGCATCCACCTTGTAATCAGTTAGTGAATTAAAGGTCACTGAACTGCCGTAGTTAGGAGTGGCATGAGGTGTATCGGCAGCTCCAAAAGTAAAATTAAACTGACCATTAGAACTGTCAGTAGATACTTGTGGGGCTAGTCTTGAGATAACCTTGTAGCCTGTCAGTGGTATTCCTTGTTCATCAAGGTCAAGTCCTACACGTTCTATAAAGAATGGCTTAGATACTGCCGTGTCTATAGCCTGTGATAGACTACCTTTTTCAATCAAGTCGATACCATAGACCTTACTGTTTGATACCCCACCACCAGCTTTTGATAGGACAAGTGGGTGTCTTTGGTATGGGCTTTCTTGTGAGTGATATGAGCCACCTACAGTTTCATAGGTAGTCGTAGCGTCTGCGTAGGTTGACGCTGTGTTTACGTTAGCTTCAGCACCAGCAACTACGTTAGGCAAATCATAGAATGACCAGATGTCTTCTTTATAGTTATAGACAGCGGCTCGGTTACAGCTGTCGCCATCTGCATACTCAGCCATGTCATCGCCACTGTGGTAGCAGAAGTATACTTCCTCTAGCATAGAGTTATGTAAGACAAAGCATTGGTCAGCTTTGGAGTTATCTAGGCCATTAAAGATGTAGTCTCGAACTCTTCCGTCACATATTGATTGTCGTGTGTTACCATCGGTTACATAGATGTCATCCCTGTCAAAGACATAGTGTTTACCTTCGATCTCTTGGATGCAGTTCTGGTTGATTACCCCAGCGTCATCAAAAAGTTTTCTAAAGTTAAATATGA